AGTTAACCCTGCATCCACAGCTGGCGTATTTGCGACAAAGAATTTGAGGAAGGTATTGGACTCTTTAGTTGGAGCTATAGAAGGACTAGATCCACTGGTTTCCTTACCGTAATAGTCAAGTAGAATGTCCATGTTTTTCATGTAATATTCTTCAACTGGATTAGCCTTAGAAAGTTCCTCTTCAATCTCGCGAATCTGCAAATCAATCTGCGAACACTTTACGATTTCAGTTAGTTCAATGGACGTACTCAAAGTTTCTCTTTGTTCCCGAAGTGATTCCAACTTAGCTTTGAGTTCATCCTGTTTCGTTTCAGAAGACCTTAATCCCTGCACTTGCTCTTGGTGAACGGAGTCTAACGTTCCCATAGAAGAAGAACTACCTCCTATTTCCCTTGTCTTCCGAATTCTGAATACGTCCATTTACAAACTCTTCAGTCTGCTTCCTGAAGACCGGATTTGTAAACATACAAGGACGTTGTCTCTTCATCATAGTTAACATAGATTCATATGGTAAACCGTAATGTGACGTAACGTAGGTCAAAGTCAAAAAGGCAGAGCGATTAATTCCGCACTGACAATGAATAAATACAGTTTTAGATCCAGGTTGACGTAAGAATGACGTCAGAGTTTCTTCGAAGAGTGGATACCAGTTCAGAATATTTGCAGTCATTGAATCTTCAGCATTCAAACAAGCATATCGATCTGGAAATGATGTCTTAAACCAATTGGGTGAATGTTCTTGGTAAGCGCAGTTAATAACATGAGTGATTCCATATTTAAGAATAAATGCAGGTGTCAGCATCTCACCTGCTCCTACTAGCAACCTAGGGTAGAACCATGCAGGAGGTTCAAAAAGGTATCTAGGTTTAAGGAACATTACTCTTTACACACTTAAACGTTTAAAATGGGATACAACTATAATGAATAAATACAAGTATACACAATCATGGTTTATAAACTCTGAACTAAATCGAACTATGGAAAACTTTTATGACAAGACAAATGAGAATAGAATATTAGAGATTGGTTGTTTTGAAGGCTTATCAAGTGTCTTCTTTGCAGACAACTTTATTGATCATGCAAACTCAACGTTAACATGTGTAGACCCTTTTTTAACTATACCTAGTAACGATCACCAAAAGTATTCACTTAATAATGCAGAGCTGAACTTTGATTACAATCTATCTGTCTGTAAAAACATAGAAAAAATAACAATACACAAAACTACATCTGATTCATTTTTTAAGACAAATACTAAGACATACAACTTTATCTATGTTGATGGTTGTCATGAAACAGACTTTATAAAAAGAGATTTAGAAAACTCATTCAGCGTTTTAGAAAAGAACGGTATATTATGGATGGATGATTACATGGGAGGTGATGGTATTCAAATCAAAAATACTATGAACGCATTTCTACATAAATATAAAGATCAATATGATTTAATACATGTTGGTTATCAACTAGCTATTCGAAGACGGTAATGTTACAAACCCAGCATCTTCATATCGCATAAGAATCCGTGGGGGTAGAGGAGGGAATGGAACTTCTTTGTATCCACCTGTGTGATCATGATGAATAGATTCAAGGTTTTTGAGCTTGTTGAAATAGTAATAGATCCAATCCAGAGCCATTAACAATGGTTTTCCTTTCGTGATTTCTCCATGAAAGGAAATACCTTTACGCTTGACTAATCCTGATTCAATTAACCGAATCGCAATATAGGTTGTATGTTTTCTGAATGGTAATGGACTTAGTTCAAATGGATGTTCGGAAACGAGTTTTTGAAACTCAGGGACTAGTTCAGGAAGTAGTTTAGGAATACATTTCAGATTGTAATATCCATAATAAAGTTCATCATTGGTAATAGGAACGCTCAGAGTGTCGTAAATAAATGCACGACACGCGGAACATTGGTGTGGGCTCATCTTGTTTGCTTTCGAGATTTCTTTGATTTACGAATCTGGATTCGTTTTTTACGGAATGTAGTGCGTTTAGACTTCTTGGACTTACGGGTCTTTTTACGACCACCTAATGTTCCTTGAGGAACTAAGTGAGCTTTATACCACTTTACATCGACAATGGTTTTTCGGGTATATGGATCTGTGAACTTTGATGGTCCTTGATCCCATAAACTTTTCAATGAAGCAGGGAAGTAATACTGAGATTTTGCAATCGTTCCTCCGTCACCTACAATCTGTCCTACAACTGAACCCTCTTCAATATCATCTGATGAAATGACATCACCCGATCCTGCTTCAATGTCTTTTGAAGGAGGAGATTCTGGAGGTGTAAGAAACTCTGGGAGCTCTTCATCTTCATCGTCGGCATTATCTTCTTCTTCAGGCGCAGTATAGATAGTTGCAACTGCTCCTGTATCTGCATCTACATTACGAATCGCAGTATCTTCATCTTCACCTTCTAGTACATAGAGAATCATATCACGAGGATGCCACGCTAAATAGATTGGATAGTAAAAAGATGCTTCAACACCCATACCATCCATTCTCATTCCATTTCCATTACCTGCTAATGTAGTCACTATACCTTCAGGTGTAACCCTACGAATACAATGATTGTCAAAATCAGCAACATAAACATTTCTATCTGAACCAACTACAAGTCCCCAAGGTTGATTAAAAAGCGATTGTTCTCCAGTTGCGTCTACCATTCCAGGTTGTTGCTCCTTTCCTGCAAAGACCGTAGCTTTATCATCAACTCCAAGTTTTGCTCTGTAGATACAGTGTTTTGAAGGTGAAGTTGAATATAGAAGTCCAGAGTCATCCACTGCAATTGAGTATACAAAGTAATTAAGTAGATGGCGAAATACAGTCACTTCTCCTGCACTTGTAATTTTAATCACATGACTACCACCAGGATCACGATCTACTACATAAACCGTTCCAGCTGAATCAATTGTAAAACATAACATACTATCAAAAGGTGCTTTAAATCCACGTCCTTCAGTTGCACTCGCAAATGTAGTTACGTTTCCTTGAGCATCCACTTTACGAATCGCATTATTTCCTCGGTCAAGTACATACAGGGTTCCACGATAGGATACAACATCTATAGGTTTATTAAATATAGCCTGATTTCCAGGCCCATCTTGAAAACCAGGATCTGTTTGACCTGCAAGTAAACGGGGAGTTGAATCTGTACCAAGCTTCAAGATAGCGTGATTAAACTCTGGAACATCCAGAGCACGATAAGAATCAAAATTAGATATGTAGATGTTTTGAAGATCGACTGCGATCGGATTCGCGTTCACAATCTCAACCATTATAGTTTGTAGTTAAAAAAATGTTCACCAACTCGTCTCCTTTTCTAGACGTCTGTCCCAGATTGGGTCGGTAAAGGGTGGATCAACAGATGGTTTTGTTTCAGTTGGAGGAGGAGCAAACTTTAAAGCAATTCTAATTATAGTTTTTGAACACTCATAATAGTATGCTTGAACGTATGTACCACATTCTCGTTCAAGTTGTTCAAGAAGTGAATATTCATTCATAATATCTTCAACATTAAACGTGATTGAATTAAAGTTTGTTTTACGTTCCAAATCACAAAGTTGAACTTGAGGGTCAATACCCGCTTCTAAGCAGTCGACGAATAATTGTTTAAGATTTATTTTACGAACAGCATTCACTAAAAGAGAGAACAAGTAGATTGAAAACTCTTTTTTGTCTTGTTGGTCTCGTATTTGTATTAAATCTTTAACATCTTGTTGAGAGAGAATAGGTGTCATTTTATATAACTTAATCAGTTCTACTTAAATGTCTTCCATTTTATCCCAGAAAACTGAGTAGAAAGACGTTAAGCAAATGTGATACAACTACAGCAGCAAGTCCTAACGCACCTGCCCCTTGCCAAGAGACAACACCTCCAGAAGTATATGCGTTGGGAATGTATCGAAGCAACAAATCACGAGGAGCTGACATAGATAAAGCTACGGTAGCCAAAAAGAATGAAATATACAATGTCAAGTTTGCCCACATTAATCTCATCATTGGAAGGCTTGGCTTAAAAGATGGGGCCATATGGGTTCTCTGAATGTGATCGGAACCAGATACACCTGCCATTGGAGGCATCGACTGAGGGAGCTGAGGTGAAGGTAGGAGGGCGTCAAGCGAAGTTTGGTCGTCCATTGTTTATGAAGGAGACGGGATTTCGCACGTTGCATCTTCCACGCGGTATTTGTAGCATTTTCCATCTACCTTGACGGTTTTTGAATCGATCTCTTCCAAAGGAACACCTAAAATACGATAGGTCGCATAGTTGCGATGAAAGATCAATACAGAGATACCCAACCCAATCACAAATGAAAAGAAAGGACTTGCTTTTTCAATTGCTCGTGTGATGTCAATCATTACTTCTTGGTGAGACTTGCGAGTAGATTAAAGGAGTCTGCTTCGGCTCCACATGGAACTTCAATAGCATGTGTGCGAACACATCCGGTTTCAGTATGAAAGATATCATGATCGTGTGGTGTAGGAACGGCGACCTCTTTTCGAGTAGGTGGAATGATAATACATGCGATCAACATACCTATAATCACTCCCGCTGCGATCCACGTGAGATGAAACATTACTCTTATCAAACAACTTTTACAGCGGCCTTAGAATCCTTATACTTGAAATACGCTAATGCGATTGGTGTCAATAACAACCCTGAATAGGGAACTACAATCGAAATTGCAGTCAATACATATGCAGTAATCGTGTTTCCTGTAAGAATTAACAAGTGATAGGTGACAGCAATACTGAAAACCCAAAGCATTGTTAACATAAACTGACCAACGTATCCAAGTGCTCCGAGAATAGTACTTGAAGGCGTTAATCCTGATAAATCGGGTCCTGTAAATTCAGGTTTCTTACCTGCTATAACCTTTTGACCATCTGGAATTGCTACGGTAATAGGTCTTCCATTCTCTTCATTTTTATAGGTCAATGTTAATCGACGTCCAGTAATGATATTAGCAGAAGACTGTTTCTCAGCTACTTTCTTTTGAAGTAAACTAGTTTCAAATTGATTTTTATTGAAATTGATACATTTCTCATCCGAAGCAGAACCACAAACTTCAGTTGCCTTTTTCTTGATTTCAGTCTTCTCGTCGTCTGTTAACACAACATCTTGTGAGCCAGATAATAGATCAACTGCAGGAACAAGTGTATTGTCTGCAACTAAATCTATATATCCTTGTTTAGCTTTCTCTTGTAATGATTTTGTAATGTCGGTTGCAGAAGTTTCATCACCCCAGGTGGCTTGTTGAATTATGATACTCATTGTTAGTTAGCAAACACGAAATTCGCAAGACCACTAACGATTCTCAAGAAATTGATAGACTCAACGTAGACACCTAAGTTATAAGTGTATTCAAAAATGATATTATCTCCATTTGTATTGCGAACAACAGATACGATAGAGTCAGGTGGATACAGTAAAGTTCCGTCTGGATTCGTTAATGCGAGCTGTCCTGCTGTAACCACTACAGGATTAGGTGAAAACACTGTAGATTTCAAAATACAGACTGTTTGTTGCGATGCAACACCTGAAGCAGTTGGTAAAGGCTGTTGTAATGTTAAACGCAGTGCTACTTTGTTGAACATGCTACCATTAATAGCTCCACTTGGTTGATACAAATCATTGTTCAGTGCAAATGAATACATGTAGACTCCTGGAATTTCAGGTGCATTTCCAGTAGTGTGTTTATACATCTGTATTAACGAGAAGTAAGAACTAGGTTTCAAAGAGAATCGCTCTTTACCATCCAATAGAAGCTGTCCTTGAGTTAACGCATCACGAGGATAGACTGATGTAATTTGCAACTGACCACTTGAATACAAATAGGTCTGTGTTTCAGTTGAGTTTATCAATGAAGAATAAACATCATTAGCAGTTCCTGTGCTTGTAAAGGGAGCCCGTTTTGGATCATCCCAATTTGTATAGTTATCCCAATCGTTTGTTAGAATCTTATCTGAACGTTGAGCAGACCAAACAAGACGGGTAACTAAATTGAAGAATGGAATCTCAATGTCCGAGTTTCCACCATACTGACCTGGATTATTTACAAATGTTACCGTTTTCACTAGAAATGTCTGATCTGCAGTTGCCAGTTGAGCCATTTCCATCTCCGTCAAATAAATGAAGTTTCCTTCCAAATACGGATCTGGGAAAAAGGTTGTCAATGATGGATTTGACTGAACTCCGGTCAAAGTAGGTGGAGACATAAATCGACCAATTGAATTATCAGGTGTGTTTGGACGAATACGCTGACCATATGTATTCGACAACGGATTAACATCAATAATCGTATAGAGCTCATTCAAAGGACGAAGTGTAACGTTGATTGCAACATCCGAGTTCTGCATAGAGACTAATGGAAGTGCCATACCAGGATTCTCACAAAACCAAAAATGAAGAGGAATGACCAACTGCCTTGAACGGATTGAAGGTTCTGGTGTTTTGGTGTTAGGAATGCCACCTGGAAAGTTCAATGGTGTGATTGCATGAGGATACTGATTGATACGATCATATGCATTTGCAGGGTCATTAAGCTCAGGAAGATTACCTACCATCTGATCTACAAGTTTTCGTTTGTTAGGATCATGTGTCAAGTAAGAATAGAACTTAAGCCATTCACCTGTAAGACGTTGAAGAACTTGTCCGTTTGCAGTGATCTCTACACTGTCAATCAAGTTATATCCAATATTTTCAATCCACTTGAATTCATATCCAATCGAGTTTGATCGTGGATCGTAAGTAGCAGGTGGAGCTGAGGTTCCTAAATAGTATAGAGGTGACCAGATATCTGGTAGAGTCAAAACCAAATAGGTATCGTGTAACATCTGTGCGTAGCGATCAATCCGACACGAAATTGTTCGTTTAGTCGTCTGAGCAAACTCTAAATTAGAGCTACCAAACGTCATTCGGATTGCTTCCATAGCAAAGTTAGTGTGTCGCCGATAAACTGCCCGAAAATGCGTCATAGACGGATTTCCATTAATCAGTTCGTTCTGGGCTCCAATTGCAACAAGTTGAAGTAGACCCCCGGGCATATTGTGTTAGTATGAGATTAGACTAAATAGGTCGTAGTCGCACTATTCGCAGGAACACAGCAATCCGAAGAATAGGTTGTTCCTAATAGTGCTGGACCCACTGTATTGATACCTACACCACCAACGAATCGAGTGTATCGTTGAGCTTCATTTGCAATAACACCAATATACATGGTATTAGTACGTCTCTTCTGAGGTGGAGGAGCTACTGCTAATGATCTAGCAATAATCTTGCGCTTCTGGTTCGTCAGATAATCTTGAGCTGAGTTAACTTGCATTTGTGATTTACGGAGAGAAAAGACTAACAGTATAATGAGATTTGTTCTGGTTAGCACGCATATAGATCAGACTACAGGATATTCTAAGGTAGTCTATAACCTTCTAGGTCAACTGGCAACACTTGCTCCTGAAGTTAAAACTTATCACTTTGGATTTCAACGTCATCCATCACACTCAAGTATTCGAACAGTTCCTAAGGGTGTAATCTCGTATGACGCAGCTGCCAACGAAGATCCAAAAGAAGATGGATTTGGGTTCAACAAAATTCATGAGTATTTGGAGATGGTGAATCCAGATGTAGTCATGATTTACAATGATCCATTGATCATTCATAAATTTATTGAGGCAATGAAGTTTGATAAAGAGAAATCACCTTATAAACTGTGGTTGTATGTGGATCAGGTGTATGAAGGTATTGTATCACCGTTGATTGAAAGTATGAACAAAAACGCACATCGTATTTATTGTTTTACACCGTATTGGAAAGACATCTATGCTAAGTATGCTGCATTTCCAGACATTCGGGTTCTTGAGAATGCAGTAGATACAAGCTTTTTCTCTAAGATTCCAGATGGAAATCGTTCAGGCATTCGAGCTTCAATGAATCTTCCATCAAACGCAGTTCTTATGATCAATGTGAACCGAAATAGTCATCGTAAAAGACATGATCTATCTGTAATGGGATTTACGGAACTGATTACAAGAGATCCATCAAAACCCTACTATTACATGGTAGTCACAGGTCTCAATGCACAACAAGGTGCCTACTACGATATCAATCGCATTTTCACTATGGAGATTCAGCGTCGAGGACTTAACCCTAGCGATTATGCGAAACGATTAATGTTAGTAGATACATCTGCAAAGGCTCTTCCTGATTCAGCGATTAATGAACTCTATAATGCAGCAGACATAGGTGTGAACACTTCAGATGGTGAAGGATTCGGACTCTGTCAGATTGAACATTTATATACAGGAGCTCCACAACTAGTAACAGATATCGGAACATATCGCTCATTTATGGATGAAACGGTTGCTGGTTTTGTGAAACCGAAGGATCGTACTTATTTTGCAGGAACAATGCCACTTGGTTCTTGGGCTCCTAACTTTAGTTATGTTGAAATTGCAGATACATTGGAAAAAATGATTGAAAACCTTCCAGCTCTCAAGAAAGCAGCTGCAAACTATAAGTTTAAGTCTTGGAAAGAAGTGACTACTTCATGGTTGGAGGATGTTAAGTCAGAAATTCGATCGAGTTAGGAGTCACCAATTTACCCATTCGCAATAAACGTTGATTATCATCCCACGCAGGTCCATCAAAGACTTCCTTTGAATCAGGATCTATAATCAATGAAATTCCTTTAACCAATACTTTTTGCAGACGTCGATGTTTCTTAGATGTATTACGAAGAACAGTTGCATCTGTATCTTCATTGTGAATATTAGGTCTGAATGCTAAATCTTCTCCAGTCGAAGTTGAGTCAAAACGCATACAAGAAACTACTGGACGTTCACGAGAATGAAGTTTTCGGTGAATTTCACAATCAACTGCAGATTCCTTTAACAATAATGCCATGCGCTGACCAATGCGTTCCTTTTCGAAAGCCGTTTCGTAAAGGTATTCATCTGTAGACATGAACGTTTCAACTGGATCACCTTCGTATCGTTTGATAACCATATCATTACGACGAATTGCAACAATGTTAGGATATTCAGCGGATTTCATCTGATTCTCCGTAAACACAGAGAGATAGAAGCTCACTTTGACTGTTCGTTCTTCTAGTGGTAAGGTTGCATGAGAACAAATACGCATTGCACGACCTATAACCTGATCATGACGAGCTGGTGTCCAGTGTGGCTCCATAATGTGAACGTGTCTCACATTGTTCAATGTAATACCTTCTGCACCTGACGCTGAGGCCATTAATAACTGAAGAATCTTCTTAGGTCTCTTTTCAACACTTTCCTTCAATGAAGCAGGGAAGTTCTTAGAATACACACCATTGAAAATCTGACGAGTCAAATCACGTTCTTCTGCCTTCTCTTCACCCGTATAAAAAGTATAGGCAGGTCTGTCATCTAACATTTCAGGATCTTCTACCCATTGATTTCCTTCACGAGTCAGTTTATAAGGTTGCCATCCTGCTGTATCCAAAACAGCAGACAAAATACCTAATCCTTCCAATGAACGATACTGAGAATAGACGAACTGATTACTTCCGAGTGATGCCTTGATGTTTGTAAGGATTCGTAACATCTTAGGACTGAAAGTTTGAAGTGCCTTTTCAGATAGATAACGTTCAGGTGAAGACTTAAGTTTTTTGATCACCACGTCAGCTGCTTCTTTTTGGGGCTTCTTTTTCTCTGAAAGAACTTCACCTGAAGGTTCCTTGATAGCTAGTTCAGGGGGAAGTGCGTAGTCACATACAAGACGAGTAGGAACACGGAAAGTGCTCAAATCTTCATCCAGTTTATTGCGTCCTCGTTTTGAATCAATCTTCATTTCAATCCAACGCACTTCCAAATATCGTATGAATTGCTCATCAGACATAGGGACCTTTTCAAGTGTTTTATCCAAGTCAATTCTTCGTGGAAGTAATCGTTCATCGGCACCTTTGAAATACGAAACTAAGCCTTGAATACGTCTTCTAAACATCATGGGATTTTTGATATTCAAACCATCCAGAAACAATCCCGCAAACTCTTCGTAATCTGTTGGAAGACATTGTAGTTGTTCAGTCGTAACACGTTCGACTGCAATTTCGCCTCCACCTACATCAGTCTCTATTTTTGACTTGATGGATGCAACCCAATCGGATGGTTGAGAAATAAACGGTAAATCCTTCATGTACTGAACAGCCACTCGATCTCCTTCACCATTATACGTTGAACGAAACTGAGGAGGATTGCGAGTAATCATGACATACTTCTTCAACGCATTGAACTCAATCGTATCCACTTCAGGAATCGCACGAAACGCTTTAGTAATTCGTTCTTCATCCCAGGTTGGAATGGTCTTGAAAGGCAGAGTGATTCGTTCAATCGGTCCCCGAAGAAGATTCATCATATACGAGATTTCGTTAGGTGAGTTGATAATCGGTGTTCCAGATAACAATACAATCTTACATCGTTTTGCATTGTAGATTTTATCATATAGTTTTCCAGTAATTTCAGATTCATTGATTACACGTGAAATCAAGTTATGGGCTTCATCCACAATCACAACCGAATCATCATACATTCCATCTTTGATGTATTCATCAATGTTGGAGGTTGAAAGACCATTGTATCGAATAAAGTTGAAACGTTGTTCAAGAACGTCCTTAATCTGCTCACGAATCGCTTTCTTGTCTTGAACTGAAAAACTCTCGAAGTTTGGTGTTTGACTGGGTGTTGTAATGTAAATCTGATTATGTTTATCCATAAACTTATCAGAAATACCCAGTCGCTTTCCTTCAGCCCTTACTTCTTCGGTCAATGTACGTGTAGTCCAGTGATTTTCAACTGCATAGATCGGATCACCGCATTTCTGTAATTCTTCGCGAAAGTTTGGTTCAAGAGACGCAGGTAACATCACATAGACTTTGCTAGTGCTCAACAATGACTCTGCAACTGCAATAGCCGAGCAAGTTTTACCTGATCCTAATCCATGATAGACTAATAATCCTCGATATGGCGTTTCAATCTTCAAGTAATCACGAATGATCTTTTGATACGGGAATAACTCTCGTCCAGTTCCAGTGCGTTGCAAGCAAAGGTCAATATTCTTATCTTCTTCGTCCAAGGGGTCTTTATCCTTGGATCGGTAGTCTGATTTAATGAACATTCGTGTGATCGCGTCTGAAAAGGCCTTTCGGTTAGGAAGGACGAATGCCTGTGAAGCCATCATTGTGTTTGTCGCGGAACTTTTTACGGTGCTTGATACAATGGATTTAACCCGACGAAACCATCGTATGTGGATGGTGACCATCTATCTCTTTTTAATGGCTACATTCCTCTATTTGAAACCGTCCGTCGCCTTTGGGCGTGAAGGAAGGATTCGCCCGTTTGGGGCAACCGAACGTGAGGCCACTGTATTTCCAGTGTGGTGGTGGGTGTTTGTGATTAGTGTAGTTGCATATTGCATGACGGTGTATTTAGCTGGATTTAGATTTACGTCGTAGGGCGTCGCAGGTAGTTGTAATACGAAGCTACTTCAGGAATGTAGATATGACTGACTTTGTTCTTGGTGTAAATATCCTCAATAAAGAGTCCATCTGCCTTATAGTCATCTTCTTTCCAAACTCCACACATATAGAATGGAACAATGTACTGAGCTGTATCAATTCGTTGTAATCTTGGAGTATCACCTTTGAAAATATCACCTGGAGTTCCTACAAACTCATCCCATCGTTGTTGGTCAAATGTATAGAAATAACCAATGTTCAAGCGTGGAACTAAGTTCCAAAAGTTAGGATGAATAATGTTATCATCATCTAAAAAATAGATAAGGCCTGACTTGACCTGATCTAAAGCAGCATTGCGTTGAGGGTTTCCAGAGATACCTCCTGAAACTCCAAACTCAACAATCTTCGGATGATTGAAGACTTCACTGAAAACACCATTAGTATGAGTGGTATCATGAACAATCAGCCATCGATTGACATATGTGAAGTTAATTGAACTAAAAAGTTTATGAAGATTTTTTGGACGACAACAGGGTGTAATAATAGTAAGCATTATGTATCTCTCCACTGGACGTTTAGATAGTTTCAAATGTATCAATGACAGAACGTAATTCTTCAATCATGCGTTTTCTTTGAACATGATGAGGTCTCACAAGTTTATCACATTCTTCAAAACTCTTCCATGCAATTGCCGAGATCTCTCTGCGTTGCATTGGAGTGAATCGCTGTGTGAGATTCACCATCTCAGGATTTTTCAGCAAACCAACAAAGTAGATATGCCGATACGTAATACCATTCAAACCTTCAAATGTCTCTTCTAATCGTATGTTCTTCAAAACTACATAAGCATCTCGCGAAATATTGGTTTCTTCCCAAAACTCTCGGATCGCACATTCTACATCCGATTCACCTCGTATTCTTCGTCCTTTTGGAAATCCCCATTCAGGTTCATTATATTTAGATGGAAACTCTGCAACTAGTTCTCTTAAATTTAGCTTATCATATTTGATTTGTGATTGTAAGTAATCGCTTCCAGAGTTATCATCTCCCCAAGCAATACGCCAAGTCATATCAAATGGTAGATTTGCAATCGTAGCCTGTTCTGCAATCGTCATGTTTCCAATAAGCTTTCCAATATACTCTTTGTCGTCTACATCATACTTTCCTCTCATAAACTCTGCGAAACTCATACTATCTTTTCGTCGTATCATGATCAACCTCGTATCTGGAGGTTTTATTGGAAGAGACGGTGTATCAACTAGAATAATACCGCAGGACAATACTGGATCGTTACATGACCTAAATAAATGACCTTTGGCTCCACAGTTGTTACAATACATTACCGTCTGTGATTTTGGTGGTGGTCCTATTCGTTTTTCCATTGTGTCTTAAGACAGTTTCCTTTGTAAGTGATACATAAATGGGATTGTTCTCGTCCAAACCTACGCCTTCATTGTATGGTCCAACCCCGGGTCCGTCTCTATTGGGAACTACGACACCAACACCCTCATTGGCTTCGTCAGTAAACTCAGTAAATACAGGATTCAATTCAATGAGCTGGTGGGTTAAAATTCTAGTAGTTCTTGTAGGTGTTTTGTTAATTGTGTTTTCAGCTATTTTGGTTTATAATGCAGTTGCCGCAGCTAACGGAAAACCCGGTGTAAATGTGATAGGAGCTCCTGCTGTCCCTGATCAAGCTCCACTTCCGTTAGATGGTAAAACATTAACTACAATACCAGGAGCGAATATGCCAATTACTCAAGGAGCAGATAACGGTGTTCAATTTTGGATGTATATTAAGGACTGGGACTATAAGTTTGGTAAGAAGAAGGGTATTTTGCTCCGAAAAGATTCCACCAATGCATCTTTTAGAAATCCTGATATCTCCCTTCATGAAACTGATAATAGTTTGAATGTAACGGTATCAATCTTTCCCGGATCCTCTGGAGCTGGTTCGTCTAGTTCTCCTGCTCCTTCAAATAGTGGATCAGCTTCAGGAGATTCATATACCTGCACAGTTGAAAACGTTCCTCTTCAAACATGGTTCGCTGTATCCGTAACTGTATTCCAACGCAATATGGATATCTACATTAACGGCAAGTTAGTGAAATCATGCGTTCTACCTGGTGTTCCTCGACCAGCAGCAGGAGATATCTTAGTTGGAGAAAATGGCGGTTTTTCCGGTTCAGTCTGTAATGTTCATGCATATCCTAAGATGTTGGGTCCAACAGATGCAGCTGCCTTCTTTGCTTTAGGTACTAACTGTGCAACATTCGCACAGCCTTCATCCGATAGTTCAGCTGACAAAGGTTTCAGTATATTTGGATACACATTCATTATCAAAGATAAATCGGGTAAAGTCGTTCAAAGTTCATCTCTCTAAAGCATAATGCGAATTCTTCTTAAATGTCCAACACGCTCTAGACCCGATCAGTTTATCCGTGTCTTGAATCAATATGTAACCTTAGCCAATCGTCCCGATCTCCTTGGAATATGTATTTCATGTGATCAAGATGATCGAACTATGTTGGAAACATCAGTTCAACATAAAATCAAAAATATAACTCATAGAGTTGCTTGGTCTGAGATTTATTACGGTAACAGCACTAATAAGATTGAAGCTGTAAATGCAGATATTTCAAATGTAGACTGGCCTTGGGAAATGGTTCTTCTTATATCCGATGATATGGTTCCACAAGTTAAGGGTTATGATGATATATTACGAAGTCATATGATTGCAAACTTTGCAGATACAGATGGTATTTTGTGGGTAAACGATGGAACACAGGGAGAAAACTTGAATACAATTTCAATCATGGGACGAAAAATGTATGACTCGTTTGGGTATTTGTATCATCCTGCGTATAAGAGTCTGTTTTGCGATACTGAGTTTACAGATTTATGTAAAGATTCTTTAGTCTCTAAGTGTACGTATATCCCATACACGTTAATTCGTCATGAACACCCTGGAACTGGATTTCCACAACGTAATGATGCGCTTTATATGAGAAATAACTCATTTTGGTATACAGATTTGATGACCTATATTTCGCGTAAAAAGTATGACTATGATTGGAGTATTTTGATTCCTACCATTGTAGGTCGTGAATCAAGACTCTATATTTTACTTGATTCGATTGAAGAACGCAGAAAACGTATTTGTCCTTCGCTTAAAATTGAAGTTCGTCTTTCATTTGATAATCGTGAAAAGAAGATTGGAACTAAACGTCAAGAGCTACTTACGAGTGTTAAAGGAAAATATATGTCATTTGTCGATGATGATGATTTGTTAACAGATGCGTATTTTGAAGACGCACTTGCAACTATCGAAGGAAACTATCATGTATGCCGTCTTCGAGGTCAGATGAATCAATATACATTCACACATAGTCTTGAGAATACATTGGATAAACCCATGTGTGAAGGAGATGTATTTTTACGTCCACCAAAT